TTGAAGAAGAATAGCGTCCAAAGCGAATCTTTGTTCGAGATAAGACATGCTAGGGCACGTTTATCTAGAATACGTAGAAGAGAGTATTTGTACTTCAAGAAAACTGGACGGCATACCAAAAAATCAAGTGTCGTTAGTAAGGGTGGTGTTGAAGGCGGCAACAACACCTTGAAGAAAATTTCGGTTCCTCAAGTCCTTTCTTTGACGCGCAATCAGGAAGATACCCTGGCTTTTCTTCACTACGCATCTCTCCCTAGTCTCAAAAACCGTAAGCAACGCAGAAAGCCTGCTACCAAGCCAACAGCCTACTTCGATTTTGTGAATTTGAAGGAGATCTCTCCAGCCGCCGCATTGGTTCTTTGTTCGATGTATGACGTCTTCCAGAGAAGGGGGGGCGACTTCAAAGTGTTTGACTATGATGATTGGCAGCCAAGCGTAAAAGAGACTTTCGCGCAGGTAGGATTTTTTAAATGGCTAGATTTTAAAGGGCTGCCGTCGTCATATGATCACTCAGGTGAGCTATCCATTCAGGCTTTTGCTAGCGAAAAAAGACACGTCGCAAGCAAGCCGGTACTGTACTTAAAAACGCTAGTATCCGCTTTTAACTCGTCTCGCGCTTTGAAGTCAGAAAGCACTATAGAAGATACGGCTTCCCGGCGGGTTGCGAGTTCCATTCTAGAGGCTGTAGAAAATTCAGTACGGCACGCGTATCACAACGGTACGCCAAAAGATATAAGGGGTCGCTGGTGGGTTGGTGGGGTCAGTTATCCAGCTAGCGGTGAGGTGATGGTCGCGTGTTACGATTGTGGGACTTCAATACCGGCTTCCATACAAGAAAGCACCTCTCCTGATCCGAAAGGTGTTCGGAAGCATGTTCGTAAGGTGATCCAACGCTATTTACGCACTGCTACAAATCAAGAAGTTGACAACGAACTAGACCATAAGCGTCTAAAGCTTGCCTTGAGGTACTTGTACACTACTTCTGGGGTTGAAGGTGGAGGTAAAGGACTCTCGCACATCGCCTCTACGATCGATGAGTGCGAGGATGGTTCTGTCGAAATTTTTACCAGACGAGCGTATTTTTGTGCTAAGAAGGGCCATAAAGATCGTTATAAGCTACTGCCGGCAGCTATGCCTGGAACCTTGATTATTTGGCGGATGAGGCTATATGCACATCCTAACTGAGGTGTAACATGCAAACGATTCGTGTAAAAGATTTCTCCAGTTTTCCTGGCGGGCGCTTCAAACGCTACGGCGACGATAGTGGTGAGCAGTTTCGCGATGAGGTGCTTGTTAAGGCGCTAGCATGTGGTGAAACGATTGAAATCGACCTTTCAGAGATTTTCGCCTATCAGCCGTCTTTTCTCGACGAAGCTTTCGCTGGCTTGATCAAGCTTGGTATAATCACCGCAGAAGATTTCAAAGAGAAGTTTGTGTTCAAAGCTGATCGCGCCAATATTCCAAATATTGCTTTGATTAAGCGTTACGTCAACGAAGCGGCAATGCAACAGGCTCGCACACCTGTCACGCACTGATGGCGATAACAGCCTTCGCTTTCCAGGCTAAAGCCCTGGTGCAGAACGATAACATGTATCTTAGATTATTAGTGCCTTTTATATTGGGCGCGCTGTTCACGTTAGTGATTACTTCCGTGAACCACCGTAGAGATCATGTTAAACATGTTCGGGACGTTATATCGACGGCTATCAAAGCAGTCTCCCACAATGGGGCTATATTCTGGGCGCAGAAATATAGCGATGAGGCGATGGTGAAGCTACGCGGCTCAGTTGTTTATCTACAACACGTCCTTCCTTATGCGTTAGATAGCACGGAAGTAGACGAAACGATTGCACAAGAAATCGAAGAATTGTTCGCTACTATCTCCCATGTCGCGCTGCATACTGACAATGAATTGAACGCTGACAGCCATGAAATCAATATAGAAAAAGTCGCGTTGCTATCAGTGCATTGTGCGCGAGCCGAAGCTATGAGCAACAACATGCTTCTCGCTAGCATGTCACTGGGCGCGATCCTTAAAGGTTATCTGGTGAGGTTGCGTGCCCACTCATCGAGCGCTCTCAAGGCAGCTTACAACGCAATGTTTGTTCCGTAAGCTGAATGATGCTCTACTCACTAGGAGTAGTGACCTGCCCCCCGCTGGTCCCTCGCTCATGACGAGAGTCTGCGGGTTTGGTCTTGATAGTCGTCGGTTTCGTGCTGGGCAAGCGCGCCGGGCGCGGAGCCCTCAAATTGCTCAAGCGTCGGGCGCGCTTCGACCGGTGTTTTGTTCCCGAGCGATGAGTGTGGCCTGACGGTGTTGTAATCGTAACGCCAGAGCGCCAGCTTCCGACGGGCGTCGTCCAGGGTGCCAAATATCTCCTCGTTCAGCAGTTCGTCACGCAGGCTGCCGTTGAATGACTCGATAAAGGCGTTCTGCTGCGGCTTCCCTGGGTCGATATAGTGCCACGGAATTGCGTTCTGATCGGCCCACCTCAGAATGGCCCGGCTCGTGAACTCTGTCCCGTTGTCGCTGACTATGCATCCGGGTTTACCGTAGATCCGCACCAGCGCATCCAGCTCACGCGCAACACGCGCGCCGGAGATGCTGGTGTCAGCAATCAGGCACAGGTTTTCGCGGCTGCAATCGTCTATCACTGCCAGGATGCGGAATTTTCGGGATGGGCCGAAGCTGTCAGCCAGGAAGTCCAGAGACCAGCGCGCATTGGGATACGCAGCCACCGGCATCGGGTAGCGCGTTCCACGGGCCCGCTTGCGGCCGCGCCGCCGCTTCACTGACAACCCTTCTTCCCGGTAGAGCCGATACAGTTTCTTGTGGTTCATTCTCATGCCCTTGCGCTCAAGCAACACGCCAATCCGCCCCTCTCGGGACATCACTTCGTGATGCCCTGCCGGGCAGCGGGATAGCCGAACCGGCGCCGCTTTCCGGCGATCTCCTGCATCTCCTTGCGGATCTCAGGGCAGTCCGGCGGGCGTTCGCGCCGGACTGTCTTTGGGTCGACACCGACAAGCCGACAGGCCCGGCGCTGCGAGATGCCGTGATCCCGCAGCGCCCTGAGCGCCGCCTCTCGCCGCTTGGTCAGCGTCGTCAGTTCTTTCCCAGAAGATCCTTCAGAACCACATTGTCCAGCATCGTATCGGCCAGCAGCCGCTTCAGCTTGGCGTTCTCGTCCTCCAGCGCCTTCAGCCTCGAGGCCTCCGACACCTCCATGCCGCCATACTTGGACTTCAGCTTGTAGAACGTTGCCGGGCTGAGCCCGTGCCTGCGGCACACCTCCGCCGTCGGCATGCCTGCCTCTTGCTCCTTGATCATCCCAATAATCTGCGCCTCGGTAAAACGGCTCTTCCGCATTCGTCTACTCCTTCAGGGTTGGGCAGACTCTACATCATGGTGAGGGATTTCGCGGGGGGCAGGTCACATACTTTGCCGCAGGCAGCTGCAGCTACGACTGCGCTGTTGCGAGCCCTCGCTCAATGCCCAGAAAAATCGTCAAAATGTTTGTCCACCGCAGGAATATCGTTCTCAATTTCCTCATCTTCGAAATCGTTTTCAGCGTCGCTAACCAAAGGCACAGTCTCCGCAATCGACTGCATAACGAGCCTAATTTTCGGATCTATCGGTATACGAATTGTAATAATTTCTCTAATTAGCTCGTGATAGAAACCATTTTTTGATGTTTCCCTGGTAGCCATTGCAATTGCCCCTAGTAGCAGTTTTGAAGGGTCAAACGAGAGCTCTACCGCCAGAAGGAAGGTTTCTCGGTATCTATGGTCGCGTTTAAGGTTTTGAAATAGTTCAGAAATTTGATGGGCGTGTACATAATTGTATGCTGCGAAGTATTCTTGAAAGCTCAAGTGCGAAAAGGCGTACCTATCTGCTCCTCTCTGTACCAGTAGGCCATGATTATCTTCGATCTCATGTATGAACTCGCTGGCTTCAATGTTGCCATCAATTCCTAGAGCCTCGAGCTCCTTGCTTACAAGGTTCAACAGGATCGTCTTGCGGAAAATATAAGCGTGCTTGTCGAAGGTCTTACGAGCAATTTCCGACAGAACCGATTTTTTCCGAGCATGTGACAAGTCGCTGCTAAGACTGCTTCGTTCAATTGCTCTATATGTGTCCCAATGAAATAGGAGCGCGTCTATGCAACGTTCATAGAGCTCGGCCCGATGGCTCGGTAATGAGCGAGCATAACCGTACATAATTAAAAAAAGAGTGCACAATAATGGTGTGCGGCAAATGTCTTGAGCTGCTTCGGACGCCTCAAAGTCAACTATGAATTTAGTTGCCGTTTCTACATCGTCTCTGAACCAATTAGTGGCAAAAGATTTGATGTCGATAAGCGTGAAAGGTTTTACCTCAAATACGGAAAAGCCTGGCAACCCAACATTGAAAACTGATTTGCGACAACTGACAACTATTTGGTTCTCGGGGTACTTTTTTTCGAAAGCTTGGATCGAGGTGAGCAAGTTCGCCCTGTGCTCATTGGCAACTTCATCCAGTCCATCCAAAAGAAGTAGGCAATTACCCTTCTTTAGCTGCCCTGTTAACCAGTCAGTGCTAAATGATATCCCTGATAGCTCACCTGCAAAAATCGCAGCCGTCTCGATCAACCAATTGGCGTCAGGCTTAGGATTTGATCTACGCTTTAGATCTCGGAGCGGTAAAAACAGCGGCAGTTTCGGCTCCAATCCTGCGGGAGCTGGTAATTGGCCAGTGTGGGCAAGCGCGCAATATTTCAGAAGCGTCGTTTTACCTGATCCCGGCCCTGCTACTACCACTGACCTTTTCGCCTGCGCTAGAGTCTCTATAACCTCTACACCGCTAGATGTCTCTGATATTGCGATATTCGGTCTTCTGGGAGCCTCTACATTACTCGGGGCTCCTTCCGGAAAATCTTCGAAAAAATCAACGTCATACCCGAGATCCTTAAGGGTATCTTCGATCTTTGACGACGACAAGGCGTCAGAAAACCCTTCGACTAGAATTTGGCTATCGGTATATCTATCGGGTTCCGAACATGCCTCTTCCTCTTTCTCCAAGTCCTCGCTATTTCTGAAGCTTAGAGTGACGTAGAGTTGTTTAAGATCGCGGGCGTTGCGCATGCCCATAATTTGAACATTGCATAACGACCGATTGAGACCGTCAATGTACGCCGTGAGCTTAGTTTCGGATAGATCAAGGCGCTTAAAGTAAGACTTGAGACTGACATAAGCATCGCCAACAATCGACTTTGCAGCTGCCTTTTCGCCACCATCTACAAAGTCGTTCATAGACCACCTGCTTAATAAAATTTAGCTAACGTATAGATTGATTGATTGTGTCTGGATAGTTGGATTTCATACGATAACTATAACTGACGGCGTGTTCTAAGTTTTTAAGTGTGTCTCAGGGGCTCAGTTTTGGCGGCCATCGATGAACAGCATACATATGCGCCCATGGCGCAAACCCATAATATGTTCTGCAAAAAAAAGACTATTGAGGTCCCGTCTACCCGTCACAGGCGCATCCGACGCCCTTGCGACAAGTGTAGGACCGGCTGATGCAACTGTCTCCGCAGGCTTTCCCTTTGCGACATACTTTGCAGCAAGCTGCCGAATATACGACTGCGCCGTCGCGAGCGTTCAGAATTTGGGACCAAAAGTCTACCGGCGTAGTGCTTTCCACGGTAGACTGAACGGGTGTCGTCTTGGCTAAATTTGTATCCGCTATTGATGTGCTGCTTAGGCCGGCGAGCATCACGGCTAAAGCTAAGGTGCGCAATTTCATATTATTATCCGTTTTTCACCTCAGCCGAAATGCCGGACCTGCCGAGGCGCTGAATTCGATGTATGGCTGGTCCGCTCGTGCAGGGTCCGCCGCTCAAGCCAGATCGTCAACGATTCTTCTCTGGGTAGAATGTATGCAACTCATGCGAATGCTCCTGAGAGGAACTTGCTGTATCTGTCGGGCTGCGTGCCATGTAGCTGGGGCAGCGTTCAGGAAGAACCTCGTTGCCTCGCCAAGTTAGCTGCCTTTGCACGAAGCTTCTGCCGTTCCGCCCCGGCGTACAGTTGCACCATACGGTGCGTCTTGTGGCCCGTGATGGCCATAATCAGATCATCGTCTAAGCCAACGCGTGCCAGTTCAGCTGTCGCTGTGTAACGCAGGGAGTGGATGTCGTAAGCTTCAGCACCAATTTGACGGCGTAGCTTCATCACCCCATCGGCCGCGCCTCGATAGGACCAGGGGCCTGTCTGCGCCTGGTTCGTTAGAATGAACACCGAGCTGCGCTGGGCGCTCCCTAGGGCCTGCAGGAGCATCTGTGGCGCTGGGATCCATAAATTGGCCTTAGTCTTGCCCTGGCGGACGCTGATCGCCTCTCCGTCGAAGTCTGACCACTTCATCTTGAGCACATCGCCGATCCGCTGCCCGGTGCCCAACAATAGCTCGAACAGCAGCCGGGTGCGGGGCTCTGCGTTCTCCCGCGCGGCGTCGATCATATCGGCCGGCCACGGCATGCGCTCCTTCTTTTCGTACTTCACCTCAGACACGCCCTTTGCCCGGTTGCCACCTGTTGGCAGCAGGCCAAAGTCGATTGCCCGCTCCATTACGATCTTGAGGATCCGCAGGCGATAGTTGGCTTTGTGCGGGCTTTTCTTGGCCCATGTATCCCGCCATTTGATGACGTGGTGACGTTCGATCGCCTTGGGCTGCAAGTGTCCGATCTTGTCCTGAAGAAAGTCTAGGTGCTGCCGGTAGTCAGCCTTCGTTCGCGGCGCGAGGTTCGCAAAGTCGTCTGACCGCTCGTAGCGCTCGATCACGTAAGTGACTGTCTTACCCTCAGCCACCGGCATGGGGGCATTCAGCATGCGCTCACGTTCCTGGTGCAGGGCAAAGGGGACAGGGTCGCCCGCGGGAAACTGGGTCTGGAGCGGGATCTCCACGATCTTCGCGCCGTAGCGCTTCCGGAAGAACAGCTTACCGTCCCGCTTGCGCCGATGGATGTAGGAGGGAAGGTCGCGTCCCTTCATTCAGTCATGTCCACAAGGTCAGCTGGGTTAGAAGATTTGTCATGGCCTGCTATCTCCACCTCAATCCCGCCGCCTGGCAATATCGTTGCCTTGCCGATTTGGCGGCCGAGCTTCTGTTCCAATGTCGACACATAGAGAGCGACGCGGGCAGGAGACAAGATGGTAGTGCCCGAAGTCGGTTTGATGTGTGCGTTCATCGTGCTGCACTCCGGTACTGGCCGGGTCGCAGTCGCAGCGGCTTCGCATTAATGTCGACTATCTCGATGCATCTTGTACCGTATTCGCGCGACATAACGTATCCGGTTTCCCGCTCGTGGGAGGGGGATCTGGTAAAGATTACTTCGTCACCGACCTCGGGGAATTGGAAAGGAAAACGAGAGTTCACGGAGGCGCTCGTCTGCACATCGACATTCGGTGCCGCTTCAGACGTTTGCTCAGAGTGGCCGGGGGGCTTGGGTTTCGATGTGTCCATTCTGATATGTCCGCTCTTCGAGTGATGGAGGATATCTCGCCAACCGAATGGCTTGGTTGCACCTAAGCTGCGCTGAGACCTTAGGTGCAACCAAGGTGCGGCATGGGCCACGCTAGTTGCAAGCCTGCCTATAAGTTTGGAAAAAACTGCGAATTTGTCAACTTTTTCGCACGTAAAGGCGGTAGTCTTGGGAAAAGAGCCAAGCCGGATTGAGTTGCGCAATCCGGATTGACCTAGTGCTTCGCAGGGAAGGGGTGCCCCCGAGCGGGAGTTACTGCTCGAGGGCCGATGGGGAATTGCAACACTGTTGCGGAGTGCAATTCCACTGATGAGTGTGGCAGATCCTAATGGCATGTCAACATTCCTTGCAGCAGTGGCGTTATTCGCAGACGCCCTCGATATCCAGTTCCATGAGCCCATTTTCAGTGAGATGTGCTCTGCGATCGGGCTTCTCACCAGAGACCTGAAGCAAACCAGCCCGCACCAGCAGCTGCACTGTGCTGTCGGCGTGACGCTTTTTGTAGGTGGGGTTCATCGCGGTCCACACGATGTCGAGTGGGTTGCGAGAGGGCATTTCGATTAGTCCGCCGTAGTTCAGCGATCGGTGTGCATCTATCAGCGCCGCCAGTTGCTGCTCTGTCAGTTTCCGGGTGCTCATAGTGCCTTGCCCCGTTGCAGCTGCGCTAAGCGTGTCTGGTTCACCCTGTGGCCGCGAGCCGCCATCAGAGTCGACCATGCAAGGCGGCGCAGAAGGGGGCGGTCGTGGACTTCCTCAGGGTGAGCCGCGACCGACATCGCATCGGCTAGCTGGGCAGGCGGGGGAACCGCCAGAGGAAATTGGATTACCCGCGGGCAAGTCTGTTTGCATGACTTGTCCGCGGGCAGGATGCCGGCGCTACCAACACCGACATCCAATCCATCCCGCAAAAACAAAGGAAATACGGGATGAAACTCAGCTGTGAACTCAAGCTCGCTGGAGAGTGGAAAAAATTTAAGGAGGTTCGGCGAATGCTGACCATCATGTACGACAACCCCGGTCTCACCATCTTTTTGGCAGTGTGCTTGATAGTCATGGGACTGTGCCTGCTGGCTGCTTACGCAATCTGCCGGCTTGGCTAGGCCTTGGGCTGATGGGGTGGGTCCGGTGTGGGTTCGCATGTCTTCCTCCAAGTATATTGAGAAAGAACTAATCCGAAAAATGCGTACAAGTCAAACTAAAATCCGAAAAAAATGGATATAATGTAGGCGGCCGGTTTGCAGGCAGCGATAGGTGGGTGAGAATAAAACGTGAACATTGGAGAATCGACTTGAGGATCTACGCCCTTCTAGCAAAGCCGTTGCGCCTCCTTGGGGTAGACTTAAATTGGGTGTTCGATCCGGTTACTCAGTTAGTGCGGCTAACTGTGCAAAGAGCCGCTCCTGAACGTCCTGGGGAAGTTGAGCAAAGTCACCATGAAGAATGAAATTGAAGTCGATGCGGTGTTGTCTATGAAAATAGCGCATTGTTTTTGCGCTCGGAGCCCCTCGAACCTCTTGGGAATTAAACGTGGTCTTTTTTAACCCTACGGCTACAGCGACATCTTGCTGCTTCATCCTGATCGAATTCCTCGCCGCTAGCAGGCGGACGTGAACCGCTTCAGGCGAGATATCGCCAAGTCGGGCTAGGCGCTCTTTTTGTTCAATATCCATGCTTCCTCGATAGCCTAAATCCGCAAATATTGAATTTCCTGAATGACGGATGTTGAAAATCCGCAAAAATCGGATTATCCCGATTTCTATGTATGAAAATCCAAGGAAGTTTATAGCTGCGTTGGGGGGGTACAGAGCGGTTGCTCGTGCTCTGAACAAGACGCACACCACTGTACACTCTCATATCCAGGCTGGCGTATTGCCTGCATCTTGGTACGACGCGCTTTGCCAAATGGCGATCGATGCGTCTTTGGAAGAACCGCCACGCTCGATGTTCTCCTTTCTGCAGATTGAGGAGGACGCGGCATGAGCTGGTCACCTTCAGTTTACCACCCGGTTTATCGCAGAGGGGTGTTTGAGAGGCTCAATGGTGAAAACTGTCTCGCAGCCACTGCAGATCTTAGTGTTGTTCCCCTGCAAAAACGACTTTCTCTTGTTGGCCATGCAGTTCGGACAAATGAAATGCTCTGGTTCTCCCATGTCATGGCCTTCTTTCAGCCGATACATGAGGCTGCCGGCAGGAGTATTCCAAAGTTCATAGCGGTCGAAGTCAGACTGCTTTGTCTTCGATGCCGCAAGCGAAGCGGCAAGCACCGACAACCGTTGTATCAGCGTCGCGTTCGCGACCTGGATGCTGGCCACCTGTGCCAGCAATTCGCTAGCGGCGAGTTTGATTTCCGGAGCTGGGATCTCTGCCACCGTTTTCGACAGCTGTTTGATTTCGACGAGGGTTTCAGTTGCCCGCTTCGCAGACGTGCCAGTGTCTTCCGCGAGTTCAATCGCGTCTCTGATGGATTGGAATTCGATATCCACAGTCTTCCCCAAGTTGATTCGTTTCCGAATGTTACCTCCAAAGGGAGTTTCGCGACATGAATGCGTTGCAGGCGGGTTCCCCGATCGTGATTTATGTGAATGGCTCTCCATACGGTGACACTGTCACGGTAGAGGGTTCACAGACGAGCGGACCTTCCTCCGGGTCCCGTGCGGGGTACGATGCGTATCAAGTACACCGTGAGTTCCCAGCGCGCTGGCAGGCATACATCGTCGCCAACTATCGAAACATCGGCCATGTCACGAATGTGTTCGGAGTGTCCGAAAGAACCGCCAGAAACTGGTGGAAAGGTCAATTTGGGGCCAATGGTGGCCACGTTGCCGTGGCAATGAGAGAGCACGGCCAGATCGCTTTTCAGATGCTATTTGCGGAGGCTAGCTGACATGGGCACTCCGCATATTTTTTTGCCCAGTATCGGACTTATCGCCGGACTTATGGCGGGACGGTTACTGCCCAATATGCTGCACAGCAGCAGATCCGTGCGTGCGGCAGTAAATCAATTATCACTTTCAATTCAGTGCATTCGGTCTGCTTGCCGGGTCGTTTGCATGGGTGCGCTGGGCGTTAGCCTGCCCTGGGCGCGCTGGTGTGAGGAAATGCTATGAGCCACGCTGCTACCCATTGGTTGGCAACGGTGCCGCCCAACGACATGACGCATGGCGAGTTCAGGGTGCTGTTTCACCTGTGCGATTGCCACAATGCCAGCATGGGGTGTTTTCCGAAGCAGACCTATTTGCGCGACCACACAGGCCTTTCCAATGGTGGTTTGAACAAGGCGCTGGGCGAGCTCGAGCGTAAGGGGCTGATCTGTAGAAAGCAGGAACGTGATCCGCGCACAAACCGGCAAAAACCCACCCGATATGTGCTCGGCTTCGAGCTGTCAGATGACCCTGAGCCGACTCCACTCAGTGGAGCCGGAGCCGTCTCCACTTTTGAAGCAGTTCCGTCTCCACTTTTAGAGGGGTCCGTCTCCACTGGGGTGGAGTCGTATATAGAAGAACCAGTAAGAGAACCTGTAAAGGAACCTTGCGCGTCGGAAGCCGAACCGCAAGCAAATGGAATTTCTTCGGATTTCTTGGAAGAGTTTTTCGAGGCGCACCCGCGTCCCGGTGACCCCGTCGAAACCGAGGCTGCGCTGAAGAAGGCGATTGCCGCCGGTGCCGATCCCGCTGCCATCCTCTCCGGTGCCAAAGCCTACGCCCTAGAGCAGAAGGGCAACGAGCTTCGCTACGTGTCGTATTCGCAGAATTGGCTTACCCGCCAGGGATGGGTTCAGTTCCTTGCCATGTCGGCAGCTAAAAACACGGTCAACGCCGATGCCGTCAAAAAGCGCTGGGCGCGCTGGATCCGAACGAAGGCTGAGAATGCGCGGCATTGTTCGGCAGCGATGGCCCGTCAACTGTGCACCGAGGGCCTAGTTTCCGCCCAAGAGTGCCGGGCAGTGGGGATCGACGTATGAGCTCGGTCCACAACGATCCGTCAATCAATGGCACCACGTTCGATGGCGTCACTGTGACCGTCGATCTGATCGCGGGGGATTGCGTCATCCACTCGCAGCGGCCTGGGCCCTGTAGGGATATCCCATACCGGAAACGTTTTCATTCAATCGATGAGATTCAAGGAGCCTACCAGGTCCAGCTCGGGCTCGGCGTTACGGATCCTGACGCAACCAATGTTGCGCGGGCTCTGAAATTCGCGGCTACCCAGTTGATGGCTCAGCGGAAGGGGGACAAGCGTGGTTGAACGTATGACCGCCGCTGATCTGCGAGCGACGCAATCCCAGCCAAAGAGCCAGAAGTACGGGGCCCAGCGCACCGTGGTGGATGGCGTAACCTTCGATTCCAAGAAAGAGGCCGCGCGCTGGGCGCAGCTTTGCCTTCTCCAGCGCGCTGGTCAGATATCTGAGCTAAAGCGCCAGGTGGTCGTTCCGCTCGTGGGGCGAGACGGACCGTTGCTGTCTCGGAAAGGGCGGCAGATGCGGATCACGGTCGATTTTGGCTATGTCGATCTGGAGACCGGGCTGCAGGTCTACGAGGACGCAAAGGGCATGCCCACCCGTGACTACGAGGTCCGTCGAGCTGTCGCCGGTGCCCAAGGCATCGAGGTGGTGGAGGTCTGATGGGACGCGAGATGGTCGCACGGCTGCCAGAGTCCGTGCAAGAGATTGCGGAAGTGATTGGGCGTGACAAAGCGCTCGAGTTCATTGGCAAGCTGCCGGTGTCCGGATCACGCTCTTGGCGCGTGTGTGTCTACATCCCAAAGCGCATTTCAACTGATCACAAGCTGGTCGAGCTGCTCGGATGGCAGGATGCCTGCAAGATGGTCTACGCCTTCTCAGGTATGATCCTGCAGCCAAGTAACTGCCGCTTCATCCACCGCAAGCATCGCGATCGCGAGATCATGCGGATGTTGAATGAAGGCATGGCAATCAACGAAATCGCAGATCGCGTCGAGCTTTCAACCTATCGGGTTCGAGAGATCGTAGCGCTGCAGGAAGGGTCAGCATGATGCGACCTGCTATCCAACCCAATGAAAGGGACGTACCGTGAGTGGCGGACGAATGAAGCGCGTCATCGCGCACTGGACTGCCGGGGCAGGGCGCGCCTCTGCTGAAGACAAGGCGCACTACCACAGGCTGGTGGAGTACGATGGCACAGTCGTTGCTGGGGCAGAGGCTGTCGAGGACAACATCGTCACGTCTGATGGCGACTATGCGGCCCATACTCTGCGGCTGAACACAGGATCGATTGGCGTTGCTATGTGCGGCATGCGTGGCGCTGTGGAGCATCCCTTTGATGCCGGACCCTCGCCGCTCAATGAGGCGCAGTTCAACGCCTTTTGCAAACTGGTCGCTGATCTTTGCGTCGAGTACGGCATCCCCGTCACACCCCAGACGGTCCTCACGCATGCAGAGGTCCAGACAACGCTTGGGGTGCAGCAGCGGGGTAAATGGGACGTTGCGCGGCTGCCCTGGCGGGATGATCTCCGCGGGGCTCGATCAGTCGGTGACTTCATGCGCCAGCGTATCACCTTGATGCTGGGGGGCGTCGAAGTGCTGCAGTCCAACCGGCCGATCCTGCGGTTCGGCGACAAGGGCGTGGATGTGGGCGTTTGGCAGGTGGAGCTTTCCGATCGTGGCTATCACCTGGGTCGCGCGGATAAGGATTTCGGCCGGCTCACCCGTGCTGCAACCCTCGCTTTCCAAGCAGATAACGATCTGCCTTCCGATGGTGTCGTAAACGCTGATGACTGGCTGCAAATGGCAAAGGCGACATCACGGCCTGAGCGTTTCGTCACGCAGGAAGAGATCGATCGTGAAAGTGGCACTGCGCAGGATGCCCAGATGACGGCCCGCGTCGGTGATCTGGTCGGAATTGGCGGTATTGCTGGCATCGCGACCCAAGCAAAGCAGGCAGGTGAGGCGGCGCAAGCCGCATCTGGCGTGATGGGGCAGGTGAGCGCAATGATTACTGATCACTGGCCTGCGCTGCTGCTGTGCGGGCTATGCGTGACGGCATGGTTTGCGTTGCGCGCGCTTGGGTATTCTACCCGTCGTCGCCGGCTGTTGGATGCGCGTGAAAACCGGAGCCTGGCGCGATGATCGGTTTGCTTGCACATCGGTTTATGCGCTCGGCATGGGGACGCTACCTCATGCTCGGGCTTGCCATCTTGGCTGGGCTGAAAGGCTGGGGCGAGCTCAGAGAGCGCGAGGGCAGAGTTGACGCTAAAGAGCGTCAATCGCTGGAAAACATCAAAACTATGAGGAGGATGCAGGATGCAGGCGCTGCCGTTGCTACTGATCGCCGGTCTGTCGTTACACGCTTGCGGAAGGGAAACTTCTAGCGTGCTGCCGATCGTGAAGGACTACCCGAACGCGGTCCAAGCGCAGGCCGCTGATGAGCTTGAGGCGCTGCCCGAGGGTTCGGTGCTGCCAGTGCTGATCGGCGACTATGCCGTGCTGCGTGAGCAGCTGCGCGCAGGCAGGGCGCAGTGAAATCGTCATATAAAAAAGGGTCCTTCCTCGGCCGGGAGGGCCAGTGGGTGCGCATGGTCGCAAAAAAGAATTTGTGGGTGCGCCATTTTTTCCATTTCGTTTCGTTTTAGGAGCAGCGCTTGTCTGATCTGATTTCTTACACCGACGTCGAGATGTTGCCGCCCGGTGACCTGACGCCCTACGACCGAAACTCACGGACGCATAGCTCTGAGCAGGTCAGCCAGATCGCGGCATCGATCCGCGAGTTCGGGTTCACCAACCCGGTGCTGGTCGGCGAGGACGGCACCATCATCGCCGGCCACGGTCGGGTGCTTGCAGCCTTAGAAATAGGGATGTCGCGGGTTCCGTGCCTCAGAATTACCGGCCTGTCAGACGAGCAGCGGCGCGCCTATATCATCGCCGACAACAAGCTGGCGCTGAACGCCGGATGGGATGATGAGCTGCTGAAGCTGGAGCTTGGCGAGCTGCGGGATCTGGGATTTGATCTTGGAGTTGTGGGTTTTGATCAATCCGAATTAGACGAGCTTTTTGTCGATCTTGACGGCCTGGAAGAGGAAGGAAAAACCGAAGACGACGAGGTGCCGCCGATCGGGGGGGACTTCGTTTCTCGGCGTGGCGATGTTTGGGTTTGCGGTGATCACCGGATCATGTGTGGCGACTCCACGGTCATGTCCGACATCGAGCGGCTGATCGGCGACGAGCTGGTCGATATGTGCTGGACCGATCCGCCCTACAACGTGAATTACGAGGGCACGGCCGGCAAGATTGAGAACGACAACATGGGCGCGGATGCGTTCCTTGCCTTTCTGACCGATGCTTTTGTTTCTGTGTTCTCGGCCGTCAAGCCAGGCGGGGCGCTCTATGTCGCCCATGCTGACACCGAGGGGCTGCCGTTTCGCACAGCCTTCAGCTCCGCGGGCTTCAAACTGTCTGGCTGCCTGGTCTGGGTGAAGCCGAGCCTTGTCCTGGGCCGTTCGGATTATCAGTGGCGGCACGAGCCCATCCTTTACGGCTGGAAGCCAGGCGCACCGCACCGGTGGTTTGGCGGCCGTAAGCAGACAACAGTCATCGATGCAGAGGATCTACCGTTCGTCGTGAAAGAGGACGGGTCGCTGTTGATCGACACGGGATCCGGCCATCTGCGCGTTTCAGGTTCTGACCTTCAGATCGAGGAGCTGGTGTCTTCGGTGCTGCACCACGAAAAGCCGAGCCGCAACACCGAGCACCCGACCATGAAGCCGGTTGGGTTGGTGATGCAGTACCTGAAGAACAGCAGCCGGCGCGGTGATCTGGTCCTGGATCCGTTTGGCGGGTCGGGGAGCACGATGATTGCGGCGCAGAAAATCGGCCGTGTCGCGCGGCTGATGGAGCTGGATCCACGGTTCGCGGATGTGATCGTGAAACGCTGGCAGGATTTCACCGGGGCGCAGGCTATCCTGGAGGGCACGTCCGATCGCTTTGACGATCTGCGCGGCAAACGTGGGGAGGCTGGCAAGTGACAAGGCGCGTAGGTTGGCTGCCCGCACTGGATTGCTCGGATGTTGAATGAGCAGCTCGGGCAACCCAACATATCCGGTCAGTGTGATTGCGAAGCTGCTGAAGCTGACCGAACGCCGGGTCCAGCAGCTGTCGAAGGAGGGCGTGATCCCGAAGGCCGAACACGGCCGCTATGAGCTTGCGGCCGCGGTGCAAGGCTATGTCGGGTACCTGCAGGAACGGATCGCGCCGCGCGGTGCTGACGGTGATCCGGAAAAGGCCGACTACCATACCGAAAAGGCGCGGCTGACCAAGTCGCAGGCCGACATGGCGGAAATGGAAGCGGCGAAGATGCGCGGTGCCCTGGTGGATGCCGAGCAGATGAAGGAGGCCCTGGATCTGGTGATCGCCGAGGTCCGCGCCAATCTACTGAACAACGCGCCCACTCGGATCGCGGCGCGCGCGAAGTCAGAAAAGAAAGAGGCTTCGATCAAGCTCATCGCAAAGGAAGAGATCGGTGCGGCTCTGCGCAAGCTGTCGACCACTGATCCGACTTCGCTGGTGGGAGCTGACTGATGTCCTGGCCATTTGGTAGCGCCGCTCTGATGGTGGCCACTTCGTTTCTCGCAGGCTTGGCACCGCCCCCCGACCTGAAGCCGTCCGAGTGGGCGGAGCAGTCAGTTCAAATCCCCGTCGGCAATGCGATCCCTGGTCTGATCAGTTTCGACAACGCGCCGTATCAGCGCGAGCCATTGGACATGACAGCCGACCCATCGTGTCACCGGATCACGCTCAAATGGGGCGCGCAGGTTGGCAAGACGCAGCTGGCTCTCTGTGCTCAGGGTTTCAAGATCGTGCATGACCCGGTGTCTCAGCTGATGATGCAGCCGTCGGAAGGTGATTTGCAGACATGGCTGACGACGAAGTTCAACCCGCTGGTCGAAGCCAACCCCGACCTTGAGACTCGGATCGCCACCCCGCGGGCGCGCAAGGGAGTGAACAACACGCGGATGAAGTCCTACCCGGGCGGCTTCATCATGTTCGCCTGGTCCGGATCGCCCAAGACGCAGCGCGGCCGGTCTGCGCCGTTCATCGTCTGCGATGAAACCGACGGCTACGATCGCACGGCCGAAGGCCATCCCGTCGGTCTGCTGTGGGAGCGGGCCAACACCTTTGATGATCAGCGCAAGCTGGTAGAGATTTCGACGCCAACAATCCGCGGGATTTCGTGGATCGATCATGCCTACGAGCAGGGGGACCAGCGTCAGTTCCATGTGGCCTGTCCGCAGTGCGATGCCGTCCAGACGATCGAGTGGTCAAACGTCAAATGGCAAAAGAACGCGGACGGCGAGCACATGCCTGAGAGCGCGTATTACGAGTGCCGGGCGAATGGCTGTGTTTGGTCCGACACTGATCGGTACTTTGCCATCCGAAACGCCGAGCGGCTGGGGCATGGGTGGAAGGCAAAGAAGCCGTTCCGGGGGCATGCGTCCTATCATCTCAACGGGCTCTATTCCTGCTTTGTGAAGCTGAAGATGATCGTGCAGTCGTTCCTGGACAAGAAAGCGGCCGGGGATCTGCAGACCTTCGTCAACGTCACGCTTGCCGAAGCCTGGGAGGAAGAGGCCGAGACGCTCGAGGTCGAGCAGCTGATCGCGCGCGCCGAGCCATTCCCATCGAAGGTTCCGATGGAAGTCGGCGTCCAGACCTGCGGTGTCGACATGCAGGAGGATCGCCTCGAGCTTGAGCGCGTCGGCTGGGGGTTGGGCGAGGAAAGTTGGAGCCTCGATCATCAAGTGTTCTGGGGCGATCCGCTTAAACCCGAAGTCTGGAACCAGCTCTTTGACTATCTCGATCAAACCTTCGAGCACGAATCCGGGGCGCAGATGCGGATTGCATCTGCCTGTGTCGATACCGGTGGTTCCGGTGGCTTGACCCAAGCAGCCTATGAGCAGCTGCGCGGGAAGCAGCGGCGCAACATCTTTGCCATCAAGGGGGGCAAGGGGTGGGACAATCCGATCGCGTCTGCGCCAAAGAAGTCCAAGTCGGGCAAGCGCGCGCGGCCGGTGACCTTGTTCACGATCGGGGTCAATGACGCCAAGCTGATTGTGATGCGCCGGGCAAAGCAAGATACGCCCGGGCAGGGCTATTGCCACTGGCCTGTCGATCGGGATCCGGAGTGGTTTCACCAGCTGACGGCCGAGCGGTTGGTGACCCGCTTCGTGCGGGGCTTCCCAATCCGCGAGTGGAAGAAAACCCGCGACCGAAACGAGGCGCTCGATTGTCGGGTCTATGCCTATGCCGCGCTGAAAATCTTAAACCCGAATATCTTGGTGCGTCTGCGCCGGCTCAAACCCGACGACGATCATGTTGCGGAGGATGAAACGGCCGCGGGGGAACCGCCAGAGGAAGCGAAGCCAAAGGCTCGCAAGACTAGGAGAGGTAAAACGCGCCGCACACGACCTCGTGGATCAGGGCGGATCAACAATAGGTAGTCAGGTTTGCTCCATCAGTTTCCCAGCTCAGTCACGGCCGGCTTAAGCATCAAGGCAGAGGTGCATGTCGATGCATATCCGGCACCCGAGTGGACGTTGACGGCGATCATCCGTGGTCCGTCTTCGATCGATCTGGAAGCGGCACCGCTCGGGTCTGGGCATTTGTTCGCCGAAACCGCGGCCGTCACCTCGGGTTGGGACGCTGGCACCTATGCGGTGTCGGTCCGTGCCGTCTCTGGGGAGGATGTGCATGAGGTCGAAGCCGGCCAGCTGACCATCGCTGCGGATCTGGTATCGGTCGATGCCGGGTTTGAGGCACGTGGTCATGCGCAGCGCGTGCTTGCCTCGATCGAGGCGGTCATCGAGGGGCGCGCCACGAAGGATCAGGAGAGCTACGCGATTAACGGCCGGTCGCTGGTCCGTACATCGATCGCTGATCTGTTGTTGCTGCGCGATCGGTATAAGCGCGAGATCGCGCGCGAGAGCCCCAATGGAAAGCGCCGACGTCTGACCGGCCGGCAGGTTAAAGTGAGGTTTGGTCGCTGATGTTTGGTTTTGGAAAAGCGCGCGATTCCGGCGAGGGCAACCGCCAGGAGCCGAGCGCACCCGTGGTCATGGTCGAGAGCTCGATCCCGAAGGTGAGCCGGCGCAATAAGCCGATGCGCCCCGCGGTGGGTAAGCGCGGGTTCGACGCTGCGATCTCTGATCGGCTGACTTCGAATTGGTCAACCACTCCGCTGACGGCGGACCAGGTCATCGACCGCAATCAGCGTGTCCTGGTCGCGCGATCGCGAGAGGAGGCGCAGAAGAACGACTATCTGAAATCCTTCCTGCGTCTGTGCGATCAGAATATTGTTGGTCACCGCGGCTTTGCGCTTCAGGCGCAGGCACGTGACAATAACGGTGCGCTCGATCGGGGGGCAAACGAAGCACTCGAGGCGTGGTGGCGCAAATGGCAGCGGGCTTCCAACTGCGATATCACGGGCAAGCGCAGCTTTCGGATGATCTGCAAGGGGGCGGTCAAAACCGCTGCCAAAGACGGCGAGTTCATGATCCGCGAAATCCGCGGCCGTAACGCGGGGCCCATGCGCTATGCGCTGCAGGTGCTGGATCCGCAGCGGTGCCCGGTCGACTATAACGTCGACCGCCTCGCCAATGGTCGTTTCGTGCGCCAGGGGATTGAGTTCAGCCGGGAAGGTCGGCCGCTGGCGTTCTACTTCATGACGGGTGATCCGGCCGGCTCCGGCTACACGTTCAACGGGACTAGCCTCGATCGGGTGCCGGCCGATGAGATCATTCATGGGTTCTTGGAAGATATCACGGGCCAGCGCCGGGGCATTCCCTGGGCGGCCACGTCGCTGTGGCGTCTGCACATGCTGGGCGGGTTGGAAAATGCGGCGCTGACCAGCGCGCGAACCGGCGCGTCGGTCGGTGGTTTCCTCGAGTGGGAAGAAGGCTATGGGCCTGAACCCGATGAGGAACAGCAAGAGGACGAAGAGCTCTACATCGAAAGCGCGGGTGGTGTGTTCCAAGAGCTGCCGACGGGCCTGAAATCAAAGGCATTCACCCAGCAGTATCCCTCGGGCGAGTTCGCCCCGTTCCATAAGTCGATGCTGCGCGGTGCCGGTGCTGGCATGGGTGTGGCCTATGTCAGCTTTGCCAATGATCTAGAGGGGGTGAATTTCAGCTCAATCCGCCAGGGCGTCCTGGATGAGCGCGATCACTGGATGGATCTGCAAGAGTGGCTGATCGAGACGTTGATCGATCGCTGCTATCAGTCGGCGCTCGAGCCTGCGCTGTTGATGGGGCTGGTCGTGAATAACTCGATCCGGCTGCGTCCGGAGCGCATCGAGAAGTTCCGCAATGTCTACTGGCAGGGCCGTCGTTGGGCATGGGTTGATCCGACCAAAGACGTGAAAGCGGAAATCGACGCCAAGAATAACATGCTCACATCGCCGTCTGAAATCATCCGGCGTCGCGGCGATGATCCCGACACCACCTGGCGCACCTATGCCGACGATATCCAAGCCATGCGCAAGGCCGGCATCCCCGATGACTTCATCATGGCCTCGGTTCTGGGCGTGGTGCCTGGCGCTGTTCGGCCGCCAGCTGGCGATGCAAATCAAGAAGAGGACGAGTCCGATGACAAAAATGAAACTCCTGACGACGAATAGCGGCTTGGCCGCTGCGTTGATCGGCACCGCTCTGACCCGGTCGGTGACCGTGGAGCAGGTCAACGCGAACCGCGGCGGGGCACCGTTGCGCCGGCAGGCGGCGGTGCGCACGATCGATGAAGAGGCGCGCACCGTTGAAGTGGCGTTCAGCTCTGAGGAACCGGTCGCGCGCTGGTTCGGCGATGAAATCCTGGACCACTCGCCGGGGGCAATGTCGGACGCGCGCCTGCACAATGGCGCGGCCGTGCTCTGGAACCACAACCCCGATATCCAGATCGGAGTGGTCGAGACGTCGTCTGTCGACGGTGATCGTCGCGGCCGTGCCGTTTTGCGGTTCGGCCGTTCTGCCAAGGCTGCCGAAATCTGGGCCGATATCGTGGACGGCGTGATCCGTCACGTGTCGGTCGGCTACTTCGTGCGCGCAATCAAGACCGAAGAGGTCGAAGGCGAGCGCGACAAGGTCACGATCATCGATTGGGAGCCGTTTGAAATCTCGATGGTGAGCGTTCCTGCGGATGCATCTGTGGGGGTCGGTCGATCGGCGGGGGAACCGCCAGAGGAACCGACGGGCGATGGCTCCAATACTCCAAACCATTCTCAAACGCGCACAGCGCAAACTGAAACAGAAGGATCAGGCGATATGAACATTCGCATTCTCCGCAACGCAGCCGGTCACCTGGTCCGTGCCAAGGTGGACGACAACGGCAACATCGTGGAAGAGATCGAGGTGCTTGAGCGGGCATCCGAAACACAGGCGCTGGTGACGCGCGGCCAAGAAGCCGAGCAGACCCGCGTTGCGGCATTGCTGGAAATGGGCGAGCAGTATTCGGCGCAGCAGCTGGCAGCTGACGCGATCCGCGGCAGCACGTCCGTCGATGAATTCACCCGCACTCTGCTCGATCACGTTGGTGGTGGACGCGGGAATGGCAACGGCAACAGCGGCCGTTCCGATGATACTGGCAACCGCGCATTGGATGACAACGCAGGCGTAGTTGGCATGACGGACTCCGAGGTGGGTCGGTTTAGCTTTCTTCGGGCAGCTCGGGCCTTGCTCAATCCAAGCGACCGGTCAGCACAAGCCGCAGCTGCATTCGAATTCGAAGCATCGGCGGCCGCGCAGGAAACGATGGGGCGCAGCTCCGAAGGGATCACAGTCCCCGTCGACGTCCTGACCCGCGCGCTGAATACGTCGACCTCCGGTGCCACGCCGGGCGACACAGGCGGGTTCTTGATCGATACCAATCTGGCCACGCAGTCCTTTATCGAAATGCTTCGCAACCGCGCCACATTGCTGCAGCTGGGGACGCCGATGGGCGGTCTGGTCGGCAATCTGGATGTGCCTGGCCAAACCGGCTCGGGTAACGTGTTTATCGTCGGCGAAGACGAAGATGTGGGCGAGGGCAGCATGGACGCCGGGCTGGTTAAAATGAGCCCGACCACCATTGGCGTCTTTGGCCGGGTGACGCGCCGCATGATGCAGCAGTCCTCAATGGATGTTGAGCTGCAGTTCCGCAGCTCTTTGGCGACGGATCTGGCGCTCGGTATCGATTGGTACGGCTACTATGGCGACGGCGTCGGGAATAACCCCCTGGGCATTCTGAACCACTCGGGTATCAACGCCTTGGCCTTCGCGGATATTCAGCCGACCTATGCGGAGATCATCGAAATGGAGAGCGAGGTCGCACTCGACAACGCTCTGACGGATTCGGTGCGCTACGTGGGTAACTCCAAGTTCCGCGGTCACTGCAAGTCGACCGAGAAGTTTGCCAACTCGAATGGCCAGACGATCTGGGAAGACGGCGGTACCGTGAACGGGTCGACAGCAGAAATTACCAATCAGTTCGATAACGGCGATGTGCTGTTTGGCAACCTGCGCGATGTCTACATCGGCCTGTGGGGCGCGCTGGATATCCTGGTCGATCCCTATACCCAGTCGCTGTCGGGGACGCGCCGCGTTGTGCTGCACCAAGACTTCGATATTGCCGCGCGCCGCACCGAGAGCTTCTGCCTCGGCCGCAAGCCGACGGCATAACGATCTGAGCCGGCCGATCAGGCCGGTTCGCTCCCTCTGACCTCTTTAATCTTAGGAATTCAAAATGGCTGAAAAGACAGTGAAAGTTAAAATCACCTCCGCGATCGCGATTGCGGGCAAAATCAAAACGCCTGGCACCACGGTGGAGATCGGCGAGGATCTGGCAAAGAACCTGATCAACCGCGGCCGCGCCGAGCTGGCGAAGGGTAAGGCTGCCAAAGCTGAAGGCGATCTGGGCAAGATGAAGGTCGCTGACCTGAAGGTCATCGCGGCCGAGCTTGAGATTGACGGGTATGACGGCATGAACCAAGCCAAGCTGATTGCCGCCATCGAAGAAGCGCGCGACGCGTAACCCATGCCCCATCCCGATTGGGAGGACATCTCCGCTTTTTTCGAGCTCCAGGAATTTGCCACCACGGCAAATATCACCAGAGGTTCGGAAAAGGTGGCAGATGTCCTTGGCATTTTTGACGACCCGAGCCAGATGGCGACCTTGGGCGAGTTCGAATTCGACGGCCCTGGGCCGCGGTTCGTTTGCCGCGAAGACGAGGTGTCGCAGGTTTCGCGCGGCGACACGGCCGTGATCGAGGGGCGCACCTTCGATGTTCTGGAAGAGCCACAGTTGGACGGTACCGGGATCGCCACGCTGATCCTTGCGGTGCCGAACGTGATCTACAATGCTGGCCTTTGACTTTGACGACGGTCAGCTCGACAAGATCGCGGCCGAGTATGCGGCAACCCCCAAACAGGTAGACCTCTCTCGATCGCGCGCGCTGAAGCGCACGGCTGCGACCCTTCGGCGTCTGGCATCCACTGGCCTGCAGACGGAGCTCGGGCTGCGAAACGCCAAAGCGCTGCGCCGTCGCTTGAAGGAGTACAAGGTGGGCAAGGGCAACAATGCGTTGAAGCTCTGGTTCGGTGCCAATGATCTGCCGGTCTCAGCGTTCAAAGGCCGGCCGCAAAAGGTCGATGGCGGGATCAAGTTTGGCGATACGATGGTCCACGGCGCGTTCTTTGCGAAGGTGGGCGGTAAGCGCAAAGTCATGCAGCGGTACGGGTCGAAGCGATGGGCGATCGGCGAGGCGACGTTGTCGGTTGCCGATCGGATGATGATCTACCTCGAGGACGAGGTCTTTGTGGATATTGACAGCATCTACATGAAGCACTTTCTGGCAGAAATTCGGGCGCGCACAATCTTGGGAGTTGGATGATGGCTGAAGCACTTGATTTGGGCGCTGCCCTGGACACGGTCGTGGCCACGCTGGCGGCGGCGTTTCCGACCTTCAAGACGGTCGCGGCCGAGGATGAGACGCGCAAAACTTTGGAAGTGCCGGCCATCATCGTTCAGATGTCGGAGCTCGAGCCTGATCCCGACAAGGATCCACATACGGGCCAGTTTCCGTGCCTGGTCCGAATTGAGGCGCGCATCGTGCTCGGGTACCGGACACCGAAGGTGCGGCGCGAGGTACTGAAGGCAGCCGGCGCGCTCGCGGCCGCGGTGCACAGTAACCGATTGGGGGTGGCCTGGGGCGCGGCCGCTGTCTTGGCTGTTGAGCCGGATGAGTTTGCGCCGCAAGCGGACCAGTACGACGTTTGGCGCGTCGAGTGGGCCCATGCGGCAGATATTGGACCGAGCTTCTTTATCGATGACGGCGTGACACCGACCCAGCTACTGACGTCCTGGTCGCCGGATATCGGGCCTGCGCATGAGCAAGATTATGTGGCGGAGGGCGGCGATGTCTGAGTTCACCTTATCGCAGCTGATGCAGGCCGTGGAGCGGATGATCATGGTGGCGACGGTCACGGCGCGCGATGGCGATCGGGCCAAGGTCAAATGGGCTGACGGGGCGGAGAGCGATTGGCTTAAGATTGCGCAGCTTGGGTCGGCAGAGCTAAAATTCTGGATCCCGCCATCGGTCGGCACTCAGGTGGTGGTGCTTTCGCCTGGTGGCAATACTGCGCATGGCATCATCTATCCTGGTCCCTTTGCGGGTGGTGTGCCAGCCGGCAACTTTGCCGGCACGATCACTGGGGCTGGCGATGTCGTGGCGTCTGAGGTCAGCTTGGTGTCTCACGTGCATGGGGGCATTCAGCCTGGGCCTGGCGACACCGGCACTCCGAAGTAGCGCAGTGGGGAACCGCCAGAGGATCGCAGCGCGTGTCCTGTCCAATGTGGGCGCATGTATGGGATCAGCGCACTCACAGGCCGTAAATTGGGCGGCATCGATCACCTCCGGCAATCCATCCGGGATATCCTGACGACCCCGATCGGGTCGCGGGTGATGCGGCGCGATTATGGATCCCGTTTGTTTGATCTTATCGACGCGCCGTATTCTTCGGCGACCAAGCTGGCGATCATCGCGGCGACGGCCGAGGCATTGATCACCTGGGAGCCGCGCATCGATGTGGACACTGTGACGCTTCGGACCTTTGAGCCTGGCAAAATCATCATTGATCTCAGCGGCCGCTATCTGCCCGACGGCCGCGAAGTCACCATTGCGGGGATCGAGGTCGGATGAGCGCGTTTACGGCAATCAATCTTGAGCGGCTGCCAGCTCCGGAGATCATCGATCGCAAGGATTTTGAGACGATCCTGGCGGAAATTAAGGCATGTCTGATCGCGCGCGATTCGAGCCTCGCGCCAATCATGGGGTTGGAAAGCGAGCCGATCACCAAGGTGCTTGAAGCTTGGGCGTATCGCGAGCTGCTGTTGCGCGCTGAAATTGATGATGCCGGCCGCGGCAACATGCTGGCGTTCGCGGGTGGTGCGCAGCTGGACCATTTGGCGGCGTTCTATGGTGTTGAGCGCGCGGTGATCCAGCCGGCCGATCCTGCGGCGCTGCCGCCAGTGCCGGCCGTGCTCGAGGACGACGCTCGGTTCCGTTCGCGGGTGCAGCTGGCACTTGAAGGGTTCACCACGGCCGGTCCACGCGGGTCGTATGTGTTCTGGGGGCTGTCGGCCTCGTCCTTGGTGAAAGATATCAGCGTTGAATCTCCGTCGCCTGGTCAAGTCCTGGTCACGGTGCTGTCGGATGTCGGGGACGGCAGCGGCGATGCCGCGCTGATCCAGACGGTGTCTGACAAGCTTAACGATGAGGACATTCGGCCGCTAACGGATCAAGTCATCGTGCAAGGCGCATCGATCGTACCGTATCAGCTTGAGGCCGTGCTGACGCTCTATGAAGGACCCGATTCCGATGTTGTGCGCGCGGCCGCTGAGGCGTCAGTTTCTGCGTTCGTTTGGGACCAGCACCGTTTGGGGCATGACATCACGGTTTCCGGCCTGCATGCGGCGCTTCATTTGGCGGGGGTGCAGAAGGTTACCCTGGTCAGCCCCGGCGCTGATTTGGAAATTGATGCATCTGAGGCTGCCTATTGTACGTCGGTATCCGTAACTGTCGGGGGGCGTGATGTCTGATCTGCCCACCATTTTGCCGCCAAATGCGCAAGAGATTGAGCGCGAGCTGGAGCAGCTGTCCGGCCGCTTGCTCGGGGTTGGCGATCCGATCGCTGGCCTTTGGGACGCATCGCTGTGTCCCGAGCATCTGCTTTCCTATCTGGCATGGGCATTCTCCGTTGAGGTTTGGGATAGCGTTTGGCCTGAGAACCAGAAGCGCCAGGTGCTGGTCGACGCTGTGCAGGTTCACCGGGTCAAGGGTACGATCGGGTCTGTTCGTCGCGCGCTCGGTGGCATCGGATTTGAGGCCGATATTGCGGAATGGTTCGACTATGGTGGGGAACCCCATACATTCCGAATTGATGCCTACGGGGACGATGTGTTCGCAGCAGGGATGTCGATCGACAGTCGGACCTTGGCGTTGGTCACTTCGATCCTGGTCAATCTTAAACCTCAGCGCTCTCATTTTGAGCTCCGCATTGGGGAGCGGTTCGATACGGCCGTCTATGCCCGTGCCGGCGCGCGCGGTCGTACGCGCTCCGGTCTGATTCACGACCCTAATCCTCGGACGCGCGTGTCGGTCGGGACCACGCATATGCGGGTCGGGTCGCGGGCGCGCCAGATCAGCACAGTTTACCATGATGTTCAGCCAAGGGATGCCGCCTAATGCCCACCACCATTCTCACCGATATCGCCGAGGCGAAAATCACCCAGGCTGCCGGCTCAGGGTCGCAGGTTGCGATCACGCATGTGGCGTTGGGGGACGGCAATGGGGCCAGCTACAACGGGGACTTTGCTCAGACCTCTTTGCGACGGGAACGTGTCCGGGTGCCGATCGAGCGCAGGCATATTGTCTCGCCGAACGCTTGGCGGGTGAAGGCCGAGTTTGGGTCCGACACGGTTGCATTCGATGTCCGCGAGGCGGGGTTCTTTGATGCCGATGGGGATCTGATTGCGCTCTGCACGTTCCCCGCGGCCGAGGTCCGTCGCACCGGGGCGATCGTCTATCTGATCGACCACGTGCTCAATTTTAGCCGGGTCCAAGAGGGGCTGATCATCGTGGACGCGCCTGATGATGACCTGTTCGATCACGTCGTTATCGATCTGCAAACGCAGGCGCTGACCTATTCCACCCAATACGACCTGCAGATGGCCGTGCGCGACCTGCAGGCGGCAACATAAGAGGACGAACCTATGAGCATTAACGATATTAACAATGCTGCAGCCGCGATGAATCAACTGAAGGCGCGGTATGAAGGCTTTCTGGATGATGCTGACGCACAGATCGCAAATCGCCGGGCGTCTTACGACGAATTGGCAAGCGATTTGGTTGAAATTGTGAAAGACAGAATGAGCGTCACAATTTATTTTGATCCAAACGCTGAGGAAGCCGACCTTTCAAACGGTGGGGTATTCCGAACATGGCAAGAGTTTTTGTCATTCATTAACCCACTGCCAGAATTGGCCTATGTGAAGGTAATTATGCAACCCGGTCAGTTGGTTGTAGACCAAAACTATTATAGCCATATTTACGGCAGTGTTCATCTTGAATTCAGAGCAAATGTGAACCAACCCGCTGGTCAGCGCCCATCATTATTTTTCGTGCTTTATGATAAGGTGAATTTCAACCAATGGCGGAGAATAGAAACGGGCGAACTTGGCTCATTTTATGGCCATCACATTGATTTTTATTTTGACGAAAATATCAACGAGGCCGTTAATCCATCGAGCAACAACATACTGTTCGGTGCGAAAGGGCGGGGTGGTCAAGTTGAGCTGGTCAGTTGCATGGTAAAGGGGCCAACAGGTACCCATTTGATGACGTGTTCCACAGGTGATGTGTCCTCCCTCAGTTTGAACAGCGTTTTGCTGGATGGGATCACTTTCGGCCTTCAACGTTCCGGCGACCGAGGTGTCGCACTCCTAACTTGCGACGTTGTGACGGTGGCTAACGGCGCAGAGATTTATGACTCAGCAGCATTCACCGTTGGGCAGAACCTACTCACATCGGTCGTGACCGTCTAATCCTTGGAGGGATAAATGAAACTGAATTTAGAGTTTGAAGGTCGCAAGACTTATAGCGTTACGGCGGAGGATGCGCGCGAACTAGGCTACCCAGAGGAGGTTATCGCGACTGCGGTGTCAGAAGTCCGGGTGTCAGATTTGAAAAGCGAGTGTCGCCGTCGCATCTATGCCGCGGCTTCGGCCGAGACCCAGATGAATATGGCGACTGCCGCTGCGGTTATCTCCGCGAAAGAAACGAGCGCGCGGACCGAAGACGAGGCGTCGATTTTGTCGGGGCTCGATGATGCGATTGGGTGGGTTGCATCGATGCGCGGCCGTGTTTCCGAGCTGGCTGACGATGCTGCGCTTGATATCGGTGACGACGCCAATTGGCCTCCTTTGCCGGATGGCGCGCGCGACGTTGTCAACAAGTTCTGAGTCTGGGCGAGGTTGATCCCATGATCGCCTTGGCATTTTACAAGGGGCGCGGGCAGCTGCTCGATCGGGTGATCCGTTGGGTCACCCGATCTTCGTTCAGCCATGTCGAAATTTTGCGCGCGGTACCGACAATCTCTGGCAACGGTTTGGAAGCGCGCGCCTGGTCATCGAGCGGCCGTGACGGTGGTGTGCGCGAGAAGTCGATCACGTTCAAGCCGGGGCATTGGGAGTTCGTCACCATTCCCTGGGCAGGGCCGGCCGTGATCGACCGGGTGATTGCCGAGATTGGCAACCCCTACGATTATGCCGGCTTGCTGGCGTCACAGGCGCTGAACCTGCGCCGGCATCGAAAAGACCAGTGGTTTTGCTCTGAAATCTGCGCGTATGCCCTTGAGCTGAGTGCACCGCAGGAGCTGTCGCCTGGCGGGCTTTATTGCCGTGTCTTGGAGATGAACCGCGCCTATCTCGCCGGCTGGACGCGCGCGGGGGAACCGCCAGAGGATTGAGCCGCGGCGCGGTGGAATGCTTGGGCAACAGTTCACATCCGCAAGCGAGGTTACTATGGCATTTCTTCACGGCGTCGAGGTCATCGAGATCGATGCAGGTCCACGTCCCATTCAGACGGTCAAGTCATCCGTCATCGGCATTGTGGGCACTGCGCCCGACGCCGATCCTGATGCCTTCCCTCTAAACACACCGGTCTTGGTCGCCGGCTCGCGCAAAGAAGCCGCGGGCCTGGACACCGTCGGCACCGCGCTCGGCACCTTGCCGGTCGCGATGGATGGCATCTTCGACCAGATCGGCGCGGTCGTCATCGTTGTGCGGGTTGAGGAAGGGGCTACTGAAGCTGAAAGCCTCGCCAATGTGATTGGTGGCGTGAACGCGGTTGATGGCAATTTTGAAGGCGTGCATGCCCTGGTCGGGGCAGAGAGCGTTGTCGGGTTTTCCCCGCGCATCTTGATCGCGCCTGGCTTCACCCACCAACGCCCCGAAGGCAACGTAAACCCGGTCGTTGCGGAGCTGCAGGGGATCGGTGACCGTCTGCGCGCTGTCATCATCGCCGATGGGCCTAACACGAACGATGCCGACGCGATCACCGCAGCCGGCGACTTCGGGTCGGATCGCATCTATCTGATCGATCCGTGGCACAAGGTCATGGTTGGGTCCGATATCGTGTCGGTGCCGGCTTCGTCCCGCGTTGCCGGCTTGATTGCCAAGGTGGATAACGACACCGGTTTCTGGGCATCGCCATCCAACAATCTGCTGGGCGGCGTCATCGGGACCAGCCGGCCGGTTGACTTCAAGCTGGGCGATGCGAGTGCGCGCGCCAATCTGCTGAACGAGGCCAAGGTTGCCACGACGATCCGCCAGAATGGCTACCGCCTGTGGGGCAACCGGACCCTGACCGATGATACCAAGTGGATCTTCCTCAGCGTTCGTCGCACGGCCGACATCATCAACGACTCGCTGTTGCGCGCCCACCTGTGGGCCGTCGATCGGGGCATCACCAAAACCTACGTCTCGGACGTCGAGGAGAGCGTGAATGCCTACCTTCGGGATCTGGTCGCTTTGGGCGCGATCCTGGGCGGTCGTTGCTGGGCCGACCCGGACCTGAACTCGGCCGCAAATATCCAGCTCGGCAAAGTGTTCTTCAACTTTGATTTTACCCCGGTCTATCCGGCCGAGCATATCACGTTCCGTTCGCACCTGGTGAACGACTACATCGAGGAGGTGTTTAACTGATGGCTGCTGAAGATATCCTGAAATATCTAAATCTGTTCGTTGATGGCCGTGGCCATGCGGGCAAGATCGAGGAATACAGCCCACCCGATCTGACGGTTTCGACCGAAGAGTTCCGCGGGGGCGGCATGGACGCGCCTATCGATCTCGACTTGGGTCAAGAGAAGATGACCACGTCCTTCGTGCTCACGTCCTACGACCGTGATGTGCTGTCCCTCTGGGGCATCAAAGACGGCTCGGTGGTGCAGCTGACGGCTCGTGGGTCGCTTGAAAGCCTGGATGGCACCAAGACGGCCGTGGCGCATCACATGCATGGCAAGATCATCTCGGTGGCGCGCGGTACCTGGGGTTCGGGGGCGAAGCCGTCGCTGACCTTCACGGTGAGCCTGCGGTACTACCGCGAGGTCCACGGCGGCGTCGATATCAACGAGATCGATGTCGTCAATATGGTGCGCAAAGTGCGCGGCGTGGATCAGCTCGCCGAGCACCGCGCAAACATCGGCCTGTAAGGAGCTTTCATGGACAATCAAAATAAGCCGGATTGGCTGGTCGAAAATGATGACGGGTCGCTCACGATCAACTTTGAAAGCCGGCCGCCGAAGATCGACGGGACGGAAGTCAAAAGACTGAAGATGCGCGAGCCGTTCGTTGATGATCAGCTGGCTGCGGATTCTGCCGGTTCCAGCAGCGCGCTGTCTGAAATCGCGCTGATCTCCAACCTGTGTGAAATCTCTCCGGAAGCTGTGCGCTCGATGACAATGCGCCAGTACAGCAGGCTGCAGACGGCACTCTCGGTTTTTATTGGCTGACCCGTGAACAAGTCCGGGCGGGGTCACTTCGGCTCGCCCGGCACACCGGATGGGCCGAGCGTGAAATCATGGCCATGCCGGTCAGTCGTTTCATCTGGTGGATAGAGGGCCTTCCGAAGAATGAGTAAAAACCAACGCCTAAACGCAACGATGACGATCGGTTCGGTTCTCGAGCAGTCGGTCAAGCGCAACATGGGCTTCCTAAAATCTGGTCTTTCCCAAGTCGGCGATGCGATCAAGGGTGTCGAGCGCCGGCAAAAGGAGCTCGATCGCCAGCGCAATGTTCTGCGAAAGCAGGGGCAGTCCGTTGAGCACCTCGATCGTGAGTATGAAAAGCTCGAGCGGACGCTTGTGGATCTGCGCCGCGCCCAGGAGCGATGGAACCGTGCGGCCGCAGCGTCGCGCCGGGTCGGCTCCACCTTCAGTAACATGGCATCCGGCATCGGCCGGAACGCGCGCCAGATCGCGATCGGTGCGACCTTGGCCGGTGGCGCGATCTTTGGCCTTGCCAATTCGACAGCGGATCTCGGGGATAACGTCGCCAAGACGGCCGACAAGCTGGGGATCGGCCTGGGCGCGCTTCAGGAGCTGCGCTATGCGGCCGAGCGGTCAGGGGTTGCGACAGGTACCTTCGACGGCGCTTTGGAAAAAATGACCAAGAACATCGGTCTGGCGCTCGAGGGGACCGGGGCCCAGAAGGACGCGCTGGACGCTTTAGGGTTGTCAGCCGGCCAGCTCGCCAATCAGCTGCCGGAAGAGGCGCTGGCCTCGATCGCGGACAAGCTGCAGGGGGTAGAGACGCAGGCGGAAAAGGCAGCACTCGCAAACGATCTGTTCGGGCGATCGGGTATCGGTCTGCTCAACATGCTGAAGGACGGCTCTAAGGGACTGACGCGGCTGCGCGAGGATGCGCGGCGCACCGGCTATGTGCTGTCGGATCAGGCAGCGCGGGATGCCGAAGTGTTCAAGGACACGCTGCTGGATACTCAGCTGGTCATGTCCGGCCTGAAAAACACGGTCGGTTCTGCACTGATGCCGGTGGTGACGCGCTCCATGCGCCGCATCGGCGACGCTCTGGTGGGTAACCGGGCTGAGGTGGAGCGGTGGGCCAACGGGTTTGCTGATAGCGCTGAGAGGGCGCTTCCGGTCATCGGCGAGATTGCGTCGGGCATCGGTGCGATCGGGTCCGTGGTCTGGTCGGTCACCGAAGGCACGGCCGATATGATTGGCGGCTGGGAAAACTTCGGGATGGTGGTCGGGGCGGTCCTGGCATCGCGCACGATCGTGCGTGTTGCCAAGTTTGGGGGCGCAGTGTTCAGCCTCGGCCGCGCCATGCTGTCTCTGGCCACAGCGTCGCCGATCGTCGTTGGGGCGATCCGGGCGATCGGGTCTGCCCTGGTCATGAACCCGATCGGGTCGGCAATAGCCGTCATCGCGGGCGGGGCCTATCTCATCTACCGCAATTGGGAGAGCGTCGCGCCCTGGTTCAAGGGTCTATGGGGCGATGCGAAGGGATATTTCCAAGGGTTCGGCAACTTCGTCGGTGGCGTCTTTTCCGGGGATATGGAGCGCGCCGAGAAGGGTGTTCGGGCGATGTGGGACGGCACCACGTCGTTCTTCGATCGGACCTTGAGCGGCATCGGTGCCGTATTCTCGGCGACCTATTCAAACCTCATTAAGCCAACCACGGATGCGATGGGGATCACGGGGCCAATCGAGGCCGCGTGGCGGCAGGTTGGCAGCGTGTTGGGGCCGGTGCTGTCCGATATCGGGTCTTACTACTCTGGCCTGGGCGATGTGGTCGCTGGTGCCTTTTCCGGGGATATGCAGCGCGCGTCCGATGGGCTCGGGCGGATGTGGAAGTCGGCGCAGTCTGTGATGGACGGGATCCTGGGCGGCATCGGCGACAGGTTCCGGTGGATCTATGACAATGTGATCAAGCCGGTGACCGATGCGATGGGGGTGACCGCGCCGATCGAGCGCGCCTGGTCAACCCTTTCCGGTGCAATCGACACGACGCTCAGTGCGATCGGGTCCGTCTTCGACACGACCTGGTCTGGGCTGGTGAAGCCGGTCATCGATGGGCTGGCTGCGACCGGTGGCATCGGGGCAGCGTGGGAGGCGGTCAAAACCGCCATTGATCCTGTGCTGACCTGGATTGGCGACAAGTTCACCACGCTGATGACCTTGATCAAACCGGTGATCGAGGCGTTGAAGTGGGGATATGAGAACGCGCAGCGCGCCGGCAATGCGATCGGCTCGGCCGTAGGCTCTGCGGTGGCCTCGCGCGTTGAACCTGGCAAAGTCTCGGGGCTCGGCAACACGGCGTCAAATGACAACGCGGCACCGATGACAAGCTCGGCCGCAGAGAAGCTATACGGAATCAAACCGCAGAAGAACGCCTTGGGTGGACCCTTCCGTCCTGGCTGGCACCTGACCGGCGAGCTCGGTCCGGAGCTCAAGTTCGAGAACCGCTCGGGGTACGTGGCGAACAACCGCGCCATGCGCCAGCTTGCCGGCTATGCCGAGCGTGTCGGTTCTGTGTTCAGTCCGGCCGCGCGGTCGGTGAAAAAACAAGGTGCGCGTGTTCTGGATATGGTGCGCGGAAGCGGCGGGGTCGCGCGGCCGGTCAGCAATCGCGGTGTAATGCCTGATAATCTGGGCCGCGGCAGCCCGAGGGTAAGCATTCCAGCGCAGCCGGCACGTCGCAGCAGCTCGGCCGCGCGGCCGGTCAGCGGTGGAGGTGCCCGTGTCCTGGATAAACTGCGTCGCAGCAGCCCGCGGGTGGGTATTCCTGCGCAGCCGGCGCGGCGCATTGGATCCGCTCCGCTCACCTCGAGTGAACGCGGTCAGTCGCGCCGTCCCGACGTGGACGGCATGATGGCGCGCATCGAGGCCGTATTCCCCCAGACGGCCGTGCCGGCACTGGCAGCAGCTCCTGCGCAGGCATCGCAAACCGTCACCAACCACTACACGATCAACGCGCCTGGGGCTGACGCTCATGAAGTCTTGCGGCTCCTGAAGCGTGAGGAACAACGCAACGCCGGCAACGGTCTATTCGATCGCGCGCCGGCCACGGGGCCGTTTGGGAGATAAAGATGGCAGAAGTCATGATGCAACTCGGGTTCTTCCAGTTCTCCCTGGATAACGCAGCCTACCAGCGGCTCAGTCGATCGGCTGAGTATCGGTGGGCCCGTCAGGCGCGGATCGGGACCAATGATGCGCTGCAGTTCACCGGCCTGGGCCCCGAGACTGTGGAGCTCGAGGGCGTGATCTATCCCCATTTCAGGGGCGGGCTAAAGCAGATCGATAAGATGCGCACACAGGCCAGCCTCGGGCTGCCACTGCCGTTGGTGTCTGGCATCGGTAAGGTGCTGGGCCTGTGGGTCGTGGAGGGCGTCACCGAGGGGCAGGAAGTCTTTGCCTCGCAGGGCATCCCGCATCGGCAAGAGTTTACAATGAGGATGGCAAGATATGACGGCGGTGTCCGATCTCTACTTCGTTTCTTCTGAGGGCGATGTCCTGGATCAGGTCGTGGCCGCGCATTACGGGGACACTTTGGGCGGCAAGGTGGAGGCGGTTCTTGCCGCTAACCCTGGTCTGGGCGCGCTGGGCGCTGTGCTCGATCCTGGCATTCGGATCCTGTTGCCGGATTTGGACACCTCAGAACCTTCTGAAACGGCGCAGCTATGGGGCTGATGGATTTCCGGCCGTTGGTCCAGGTCACGATCAACGGGGTGCCTCTGTCGGGGTTCGTGTTCTCGCAGCTGAGTTCGGTGCGCGTGTCCGACACGGCCGGCTTCATCTCCGATACTGCTGAGATTACTTTCGCCAATTCCTCGCCCCTGTCGCGCTTTGCCATGCCAGAGCCGGGGGCCGAGGTCGCGATCGCCCTGGGGTATCTCGGTGAATTCTTGCAGATGGGGCTCTATATCGCCGATGAGGTTGAGGAGAGCTCGCCACCTCGCATGATCACGGCCGTGTGCCGTGCCAAAGCCCAAGGCCAGACACAGAGCGGCTTTGCCCCGATCAGTCAGCAGAAGTCCCGGTCGTGGCCGGCCGGCATGACGCTGAAGGCAATCGCCACCACCATTGCAGGCGACAACGGGCTCGAGCCGGCCGTGACCGAGGCCGCGGGCTCTATCGTGCCTGGTCACATCGATCAGCTGGATGAAAGCGACCTGTCGGTTCTGACGCGGATTGCGGTGCTGCATGATCTCATTGCGAAGCCGGCCGGAGGCGTTCTCTACGTCGGCCGCAGAGCAGAGGGGGTGAAAGCCTCAGGACAGCCAACGGCGACAGTGGTGCTGCAGGAGGCAGATGTAACCCGCTGGTCGATGCGCCGGGGGCTCAGCGAGGCAACCGGTACGATCATCGCCACCTATCGAGATCTCGAGCAGGCCGAGGATGTCGAGGTGAAGGTCGGGGATGCGGAGCCGGTGCGCCGGCTGCGTCAGCGGTTCCGTTCAGAGGAAGAAGCGCGCGCCGTCGCGACAGCCGAGTCGCGCCGTGCCGGCCGCGCAAAGGAGACGCTCGAGGTGGAGCTGCCCGGGAACCCCTCGATCGCGGCCGAGGGGCGCTTGATCCCGATTGGGTTCAGCGCGGCCGCATCCGGCGTATGGGTTGTGAAGACGGCGACCCATGAGGTCTCCGAGGGCGGCTATCGTACGATGGCCCAATGCGAGCGGCCGGAGTAGGGAACCCGCCAGAGGCACAATTTTGTCCACGCGGCCATCTTGGCTTGAAATGTCTGCACCTGGAGCCTGTCTGCATGTCTGAAGAAGAAACCCCGCGCGCGGGGCTGATCAACTGGTCGGAGTGGCGAAAGGATGGCGGCAAGTTCTTCCGCATCACCGTCATCGGGGCCTTCGCCGCATGGGGCGGTGCCTATGTGCCCGTGGTCAATGAACTGGTGTTCTCGCCCTGGCGATTAGGCGACAAGGTGGATGCGAATACCCAGACGCTGTCGCATCTGGTCGAAGACGTCAAAGTTCTGCAGCGGCCGGATGTGATCTTCCGGATATCGCGATCTGATGTGTTGGGGCCCCGGTGCGGGGGCGGGCGAAGCTGCGCGATCGAGGTAGAGATTGAGCGGACCGAGGAGGGGCGAAACTGTCAAATCGTGCCTGGGAAAACGCGGTATTCCTTCCGCAACCCGCGGACCGATGCCAGCTTGTACGTTCGCCTCGATCGGCCCGTGCAAAGTCAAAATGTCGGGTCAAAGCCGGTCACGTTCCAGTATCAGGTGACCGCGCCGTATGGCTTGGAGCCCAACGCTGAGTTTTGCTTGGAGCCGCTCTATACGAGCTGCCCTGGTATGTCGGAGGGGGATGCGCCGATCCGGGCAAACCGCAGCTGCACGGCAGTGCCTGTTGAGCCTTAG